GAAGGCGGTGTTTGTGCGAGCTTTTGATGAGGTCAACAACACCAGAACTTACCCCATCGTTTCTCCAGAAGGGAAGATGCTCGACATCGCAAGGAAAGCCGATGGTACGCCTGCGACGTATGCTTGGGGTGACTTCAACTCAATTGCAAAAGCGGTCAAGATTGCTGGAAGCCCAAACAAGAAAACGGTCTCCGAGTCCCTTGGTTTCGAGCACAAGGTGCGTTCGTTCTACGACAACATCCTGCTTCCCAACAACCCAGAGAAAGGCGACGTCACCATCGACACGCACGCTGTTGCTGCGGCGCTGATGCTTCCGCTTGCAGGATCAGACGTGCCTGTTGCTCACAACTTTGGTCAGGGAGTACCGGGAAGCAGTGTTTACGGCACTAGTGGCACCTACGGCATCTACGCTGACGCCTACAGGCTTGCAGCTCAAGAACGTGGCATTTTGCCGCGAGAGATGCAGTCGATCACTTGGGAAGCCATTCGAGGCCTCTTCACCCCAGAGTTCAAGACTGCTCAGAACAAAAAGTTGGTGGAAAACTTGTGGAAAGAGTACAAGACAGGAAAGGTAACACTTGATGAAACAAGGCAACGCATCGTCGACACAGCAGGCGGCATCCGCAACCCGAGCTGGTACGGATCCGGTGGTGGAGCAGTTGCGGAAAATGCGCCTACCGCTCAACCGCAAAAACTATCTGTCGCTGGCGATATGGGACGACCGGGAGCCAACGCCGGAGGAGGAAGCGCAGTTTCCGGAGGCAGTGCGCAAGAAGTAGGCGCCCAGCGGTATATGCCCGACCAGCAAGGCTTCTACAGCAAGCTGGAAGAGGTAGTGAATGCGAAGCTGCCAAAGGTTGCTTCGCCTCAACAGGTGCTTGCCTCCGTTGACCCTGCCAAGGGCAGCGGAGTCAAACCCGAGGAGCTGAAGTGGACCGGGTTTGCTCAAGCCGTCGAGCGCATTGCCAAGGAGAATGGCGGCAAGGTTCCGAAGGAGAAGCTCATCGAGCACCTCAAGAACGAAGGGCGAGTGCGGTTTGAGGAGGTGACCACCGGGATACAAGGCAAGTCGATCACGCAGGCCGAAGTGGATAGCCTTGAGCGCCGTGCACAGCGTACGCAATCAGAGGAAGATTGGAGAGCATACGAAAACGCGGTGTTGCGGTTTGAGAGCCAGGAACTCGGCACAGAGGCGCAGTATTCCAAGTACCAGTTGCCTGGTGGCGAGAATTACCGCGAGGTGGTACTGACTTCAGAAACCGCTGCTCCGTACACGTCGAGCCACTTCCGGGACATCCCGTTTTACGTCGCGCATATGCGCGTCAACGAGCGCACCGCTGAAGCAGGAAAGCCTGGACTATTCATCGAGGAGATCCAGAGCGACCGCCATCAGCAGGCACGCGAACAAGGGTACAGAGAAGACAAGGGAACAGATTGGTCGAAGGTTCCTGTGTACCAGTACAAGGACCTAGTTGCCGGTGGAGTATTCCCAGAAGTCAGGCATATTGAGGTGAGAGATGGCATTTACAGGCTCGTTGAGCCTGACGGTGGTGTTGCTTTTGTTGAGTCATCTCTTGAAAAGCTGAAGAAGAACTACGACCTGAGCAGAAGAATCGAAGGTGTTTCTGACGCCCCATTCCGCAAGGACTGGTCGCTGCAGATGTTCAAGCGTGCGCTGCGTGATGCCGTTGCCTCCGGCAAGGAATGGATCGGGTGGACTACTGGAGAGACGCAGGCGGATCGGTACGATCTGAGCAAGCAGATCAAGACGCTGTCTGTTGAACCGCTCAAAGACGAGACAGGTAAGTTTGCGGTTTACGCAAATGGCAACCTTATGCGGCACGCATCACGCGATACGCTGTCCGACGTTGTCGGCAAGGAAATGGCGCAAAAGGCGTTGTCGGACATCGACGCAGGAAAGGCTGCTTCATACAGCGGACTTGATCTAAAGATCGGTGGCGAAGGGATGAAGGGTTTCTACGACAAGATCCTGCCTGCCGAGGTTCAGAAGTACGTGAAGCAATGGGGCAGCGAGGTAAAGAAAAGCGAAGTAAATACCGGACAAGGAAAGCCTACTGAATACTCTGACTTCTCGGAGTATCAAAAGGCTCGCAAAGAAGGACAGAAAACCACCATTTGGCGCGTCGACATCACGCCGGAGATGCGCAAGTCGGTGGAGACGGTTGGTCAGCCTCGCTTCATGCCCTCCGACACCGACTACCTCTCGGCGGTGCAAAATGGAGACACCCAGGCAGCGCAGCGGATGGTCGATGAGGCTGCGAAGGCGGCGGGAGTAGTCAACGTAGGCAAGCCGTTGTATCACGGCGGAAACAAGATCAAAACATCGTTTGCCCCGGGGGCAACAAGATCAGGAATGGGGCTTGCCTACCTTACCGACAACAAACGAGCGGCTTGGAAGTACGCACTTGGCGGAGGCATCAATCAAGAAATGTCGCTTGCAGATTACCGCAGGCAACAGCTCAAAAAACTACCATCACGAGAGCCTACCGTTCAGAAACTGTACGTCGTTGGAGACGTTGCTGACTTTTCAAGCTATCAAGACAGGCCGAGCGCCTCCCGACTGATCGAAATGTTTGGAGAGGGGAAGATGTCAAACATCCTTGAGGACTACAGTTCACGATACAGGGACGAGTTGGACCGTGGTGATTCGGTTGAAAACACGCTTCAAGGTGCTCTTGAGGAAGGTGGCTTTGTTCGTGAGGACACAGACGCGACTGCGGGAGTTCCTGAGCTGCAGTTCTTGGCCGCATCAGGGCTTCTTGATTCCTATCTGAAGAAGATCGGCAAAAACGTGGTCGCCTATGATGATGTGGAGGCGGGAGGAAAAACCTACGTTGTCTTTGATCCCACCCAAATCAAATCCGCAGAACCCATCACCCGCGACGATGCCGGCAACGTCATCCCGCTTTCCAAGCGCTTCCAGGCAAGCTCGGAGGACATCCGGTATATGCCCCAGCCCGACTCAGCCATGCCCGGTGCCTACAGCTTTCCTGGCGGCTATCGTGCGCTCCCGGGCAAGGCCAAGGGCAGCCTTCGCCTCTACGGCCCTGCGGGCAGCCTGATTGGCATTGCCGCCAGCCTTGACGAGGCCCAACGAATCATCCGACGCAAGACACGCCAATGAGCAGCTACGACGCGCAAACGGCCACCACGCTGATCAACAAGCTCCGTAAGGATGTCGACAGCCTTACGCTGAAGATCGCTGTCCTGACCGACAGCAAAACATCTGGCACCAGCGGTGGTTCCGGTGTGGCCACCACCTGGACCATCCGGGATCTCAACACCATCGCGGTCGATCCGCAGGGGCTGATCCTTCAGTTGGAAAGCAACACTTTCAAACTGGCTGCCGGCAGCTACCAGATCCGGGCCATCGCGGACTTCCATCACACCCGCGAGACCCGGATGCGCATCTACGATGTGACCAACGCGGTGGTCATTGGCTATAGCGTGTCGGTCGATGTCTCCAACCAGTCCAACCAGTACCTGGACATCAACGTGCGGATCGCACCGCACAAGGACACGGTCTACCGGCTGGAGTACTACATCACGTCGACCGGAGCCGATCACCTCGGTGTGCCCACCAGCATTGCCGGGGTCGACGAGACCTTCGCCATCTGCGAGATCACCCGGCTGGACACCGGCGCCACCAAGCCACTCGGTGCGGGCGGCCTGCAGGGACCGCAGGGACCGCAAGGCCCGGAAGGCCCTCCCGGTCCCCCGGGCCCTGCCGGCGGCGGTGTGACCAGCGTCAACGTCTCGGGCGGTTTCACCGGACTCACCACCTCGGGCGGCCCCATCACCAGTAGCGGCACAATCACGCTGGATGGCATCCTGAACGTCGCCAACGGCGGAACGGGTGCAACCACCGCGGCGGCCGCCCTGACGAGCCTGGGGGCCTATCCTGCGTCGAATCCGAGCGGGTATACGAGCAACGGTGGAACGGTCACCAGCGTGTCGGTCACCACGGCCAATGGCGTCAGCGGCACCGTCAGCAACCCGTCGACCACACCGGCCATCAGCCTGACCCTGGGCGCCATCACGCCTTCCTCGGTGGCTGCCTCGGGCGCTGTCACAGGCTCCAACCTGTCTGGCAACAATACCGGCGACCAGACCATCTCCCTCACCGGGGATGTGACAGGATCTGGCACAGGGTCATTCTCGGCGACGATCGCCAACGACGCCGTCACCTATGCGAAGATGCAGAACGTCAGCGGTGCCTCGCTGCTGTTGGGGCGTGGCGCCGGGGCTGGCGGCGGTGACGTGCAGGAGATCACCCTCGGGACCAACCTGACCATGTCCGGCACGACGCTGAACGCGGCTGTGGCCTCGGGCACGGTCACCAGCGTCGATGCCTCCGGGGGCACCACCGGCCTGACCTTCTCTGGCGGCCCGGTGACTTCGATCGGCACCCTGACTCTCAGCGGCACGCTGGACGTCGACAACGGTGGCACCGGGGCGACGACCGCGAGCGATGCCAGGACCAACCTCGGGCTGGTCATCGGCACCGACATCCCGTCCCCCACCGGCACCGGGGCCACCGGCACTTGGAACATCGACGTGCTCGGGTCGGCCGGAACCATCACCAGCACGCTGCCAGTCAACAAGGGCGGCACCGGAGCCACCACGGCCGCAGGCGCCCTCACCAACCTCGGGGCCTACCCGGCTACCAACCCGAATGGCTACACCAGCAACGTCGGCACCGTGACCAACGTGTCGGCCACGGGCGGGGCCGCCATCAGCGTGGCCAACCCCAGCACCACCCCGGTCATCAGCCAGAACGCTGCCTCGAGCACGTCCAATGGCTACATGACCAGCGCCTATGCTGCCAAGCTGGACGGCATTGCTGCTGGGGCCAGCGTCACCTCGGTCAGCGTGAGCGGGAGCACGACCGGCCTGACCTTCAGCGGGAACCCGATCACCACCTCGGGCACGATCACGATGAGCGGCATCCTGGCCGTCGAGCACGGCGGCACCGGCTACAGCACGGGCTGGCAGGATGGGCAGTTGCTGATCGGGAGCACGTCCGCAAACGACCTGTTCCGCGGGACGCTGAACGCAGGGAGCAACGTGAGCATCACCAACGGTTCCGGGGCGATCACGATCTCGGCTGTCGGATCGGTGAACTCGGTCAACGTGTCGGGCGGCACCAGCGGGCTGACATTCAGCGGAGGTCCAATCACCTCGAGCGGCACGATGACCATGGCGGGTTTCTTGAACGCAACCAATGGCGGCATCGGGTTTCCGAGCTACGCCGACGGCGAGCTGCTGATCGGGGACAGCGTGGACGGCGAGTTCAAGAAGGCCACGCTGACCGGCAGCGGAATCATCACGGTCACAAACGGTCCCGGGACGATCACGATCTCAGCCACCGGGGCGGGCTCCGGGGACGTGGTGGGGCCTGTCAACAGCGCCGACGGAAACTTCGTGCTGTTCGATGGAACCACAGGAAAGCTGATCAAGGGCGCAAGCTACAACCAAGTGGGCGGTGACTTCATTGGGCCTGTCGGAAGTAGCAGCAACACCGATGGGTTTGTCTACATCCCAGCCGATTCAGGAGCTCCAACAGGCACGCCAACCAACGCGACAGGCCTAAACGTGCCGATGTACTTCGACACGACCAACGAGAAGCTCTACGTTTACAGCCCGTCGCACTCTCCGAGTGCAGCATGGATCGCGATCAACTGACCTTCCCCCTGATGAAACACTCATTCCCCTGCGTCGAGTCGATGCGGCGCGTGAACCTCTCCAACGGCCGTGTGGTGCGCGTCTGGCGCGACCGGACCAAGGAGCTGCTGTCCGCCAGCTACGACGACGCCGACATCGTTTCGACCTGCATCGCGCAGGCGAACAACGACACCCAGCTTCTGGCCGCGCTGGCCAAGCTCAAGGGCGTGAACGCTGTCGAGCTGGTCGACGCCAACGGCCAGGGCACGGTGGTCTACTCGAGCTGGCCATGAGCGACATCGTCTCGGCCACCATCCAGGAGCGCGGCAAGGTCTACGGCGAGCCGCACCACAGCCACACCAACATCGGCCTGTCATGGACCGGCCTGATCCAGCAGCACTACGGCATCACCCTGCCGCACGCGCTGCCCGCGCACCTGGTCGAGCTGATGATGGTCGCCTTCAAGGTGCATCGGGCTTCCCGCGTGTTCCATGCCGACAACTACGTCGACCTGCGGGCCTACGCTGCCTTTGCGGAACACGCTCAGGAACACCCTGGCGAGCCCTACGTTCCGAAAAACTGACCCCTGTTTGACCCGCATAAACATTGGGTTTTCTTCAAAATCTACAGAAAAAAGGTTTTCTCTGTAGACGGCAGTCATGATCTCGGCCATCTTGATCACGTCGAAAGCAACAACAGCAAACCAAAGCAAAACATGAACAAGACGATGAAGCTGATGAAGCAGGCCCGAGAAATCAAAAGCCCCAAGCACTTCGAGTTGCTCTTTGGCCGATTTCAAAGCTCGCTCAAGCACCTGAGCGTTGATCTTCAGGACTCAGCCAATCGCGAGTTCCGCCGGGTTGCCCAGGCTGGATGGGATAAGCGAAATTCTTTAGCCTGATAGGTCTAGACACTTTCAGGGCTGGTGGCGCCCATTAAGCCACTCATCCGGCTCGTGAGGAATACGGAGCACAGGGGCGCGACTGGCCAACGCGCACAACTCTCCAAACCATGACCACCATCTCCAACCTCATCTCGGCTCTGATCATCGTAGAGTCATCCGGCAACGATCTAGCCATCGGCGACAACGGACGCGCTGTAGGCCCCCTGCAGATCCACCGCGGCGTGGTGCAGGATGTGAACCGGATCACCGGCAGCAACTACCAGTGGCAGCAAATGACCAACCGGGTGCAGGCCCGGGCGGTCTGCGAGGCGTACCTGCGCCACTACGGCAAGGGCGCCACGACCGAGCAGCTCGCCCGCCGATGGAACGGGGGACCAAAGGGAGACACCAAGACTTCGACCGAGGCCTACTGGGCCAAGGTCAAGAAGCACCTGAAATGACCAAACCCAAAACCATCAACGTGACACCCACCACACACAAGGCCCTGCGGGACTACTGCCTGCAGACCGGCTCCAAGCTGCAGGCTATCGCCGACAAGGCGATCCTCGCCTGGTTGAGAAAGGCCTCGAAGTGAAACGCATCTTGGCCATCGACCCGGGCCTATCAGGCGGCCTGGCCTACTACGGGCCCGCGGGCATCATCTTGGACTCGATGCCGGCGACCGACCTGGACGTCAGCATCCTGGTGACCGACAGGCTGGCGATCTCGGATGTCTGCTACATCGAGAAGGTGGGCGGCTACGTCGGCGGCAAGGGCGCCCCGGGATCTTCGATGTTCAACTTCGGGCGCAACGTCGGGTTCCTGCACGGCTTGATCGCAGCCTTGAAGACACGGGTGATCGAGGTCCCGCCGCAACGCTGGCAGAAGACCATAGGCGCCGGCAACAAGGCCACGCACGGCACGCGCTGGAAGGCTCACCTCAGAGGCATCGCACAGCAGCGGCAGCCCCGGCTGGTAATCACACTCAAGACCGCGGACGCCGTGCTCCTGCTCGAGCACGCCATGCTGCTGGAGGGAGTCAAATGAGCGAGGAACTGCAGGCCGAGATTGAGCGACTCCGCAAAGCCAACTTCCAACTACGAGAAGGAGCGGAGGAGCAGAAGCAGCGCATCAAGCGGCTGGAGGAGGCGGGAAATGGTTTGCTGTGGTATTTCTGCCCAAAAAACACGGGAGACATCAGTTTCCTACAATCGGAAGCCATTCGGATGTGGAACAAAGCCAAGGAGGCCAAGCCATGAGCGATACTATGTGCGCCAAGACCACAGAAACAAGTCGATGCCAACGATGTGGGTCTGAGTTTGATTGGCTTTCGGACGGAACCAAAGTTCATGCAGGAAAACAGCATTTTGAAAGCGATTGGTTGTTGTGTTTAGAGCGACAACTCAACGCAGCCAACGACCGCATCAAGCATCTGCGCGATGGAATCGCCAAGCAGAACCAAACAATAGAACAAGCCTGCGGCAAGGTACTTGGCTATCCATGGTTCAAGGACGACCAAAAGAACTTCCCGGGTTCAACCGAGAAGGACGGCGTGTGCGTCGGTGACCATGTCGCCGAAACCATTGTGTGTGAGCTTGTCGGTAAATACACGGAGGCGTTGGACCGCATCAAGCGGCTGGAGGAAGCCGGTGATGCACTCAAAGCATCCGGCTACTTCGGGGGGTTCGGTGATGCGGTCAACAAATGGAACAAAGCCAAAGAGGCCAAGCCGTGAGCGAAAAACACACAACGCCATCACATCTCTCCAATTTGGAGAAGGATGTGATGGAACTGAAGGCCTGCAACGAATACCTCAGGCAGAAGCTCGGGCAGCGCGACGACCGCATCCGGCACCTGATCCGGCTGGGGCTGAAAACCACAAGGCCGGAGGCTCTGGACCAATGGCAGGAGGAGGAGGAGCTGTGAGCCAACCGAGGAACATGGACGTCGCCTTCGTGTACAAGCATTACTTCACCGGGCAGGTCATCGTTAGGAGCCTGGACGGAGCTCACGACATCTCGAAGAGCCGCGGCTGCCATGACTGGATTCACGTCAACACCATCGACCCGGTCATTGTGCTCGATCGCATCGTCCAGGCCAAAGGACGCGAGAGGGCGAACATCATCCGCAGGCTCGGAGTCAAACCATGAGCATCAAGCTGCACGAACTACCGCCCGACCACCCGGCCCGCAACACCGCCATCCGGGACCTCGACGTCAGGACGGTCTGTCGCCACACCGGCGCCAGGCGAGACCCGCGGACCTGGAAGATTCAGGCCGACACCTACAACCGGCTGTCCGAGACTTGGAAGAACAACTTCGACTGGGTGCTCAACAACCAGAAACCATGAACGAAACCACCGTGAACAAAGTGAGGAAGCTAGGCACCGGGCAGTACCACCTGACCCGGAAGGAAGCGGGCGAGGCCTACCGGGCAGCCCGTGCGTATAAGATCAAGGACGACGCTGTGACGTGGCGCCGGCCTAAGAACAGAAGGGCAGCACGATGAACATCACAGACCGAGACGTGGCCCGGACCATGGTCGAGTACGGCGGGAGCTTCGTATCGAAGCTCGGAGCCGCAGCGCTGGCCGCGGACCCCACCAACCTGAGGACGATCCGGGAGGCATTCCCGGAATACTGGGCGAACTATACCCGCATGGCGCAGCAGCTTTTCGAGGTCGAAAGACAGGCCTCGGCAAAACAAAACAACAACAACACAACCAAGTAAGACGACATGATCATCAGCAGCAAAGGTGGCGGCAAGGACTACGCTCCATGCCCCGAGTATACAGGCCGGGCAGTCTGTGTGGACGTCAGCCCGCTCAAGGAGTACGAGACGCAGTTCGGAGTGAAGAAGAAGTTCAAGCTGGCATTCGAGATCGACCTCCCGGACGACAGCCGGGACCCGGTGCAGCCCTGGGTGGTGCTTACCAAGCCCATGGTCCCGAGCCTGCACGAGAAGGCGGCGCTGACCGCCTTCCTGAAGGACTGGTTCGGCCGCAAGCTGACCGAAAAGGAGACCGTGACATTCGACATGGAGAGCCTGATCGGCCGACCGGCCAACCTGATCATCGTCCATGAGCAGAGCCAGGACGGGACCAAGACCTACGCCAACATCCGCCTGATCACCCCGCAGAAGTCGGGTGAACCGCTCCAGCCCTCCGGCCTGTGGGTCCGGTTCCAGGACCGCCCGCCTCGGGAGGACGACAAGGCCAAGACCGTGGCGCCGGCCACCGCGGCGCCCGTGAAGCTGGGAGATGTCAAGGTGCACGTCGGCAAGTTCCGTGGCACTCCGCTGGCAGAACTCACCGAGGATGCGGTGCGCGGGCTGGGCGAGCATTGGCTGCCTAAGGCCAAGGCCTCGAGCAGCAAGACGCCCGAGGACATCATGCTGATCGCGGCGCTGACCAAGCGCCTTGAGGAGATCAAGGCCAGCAGCCTGCCCGACTTCGACGACGTGCCCTTCTAAGCCATGAGCACCACCAAGCCTAGGATGAAGCTGATCCAGATGGTCCCGGAGGTTGTCCGCCTCCGGGCCGAGGGCTGCACCCTGCAGGACATCGGCGCCCGGTTCAACCTGAGCCGCCAGCGCATCAACCAGATCGAGAAGGCCGCCCAGAAGCACGAGCACATCCTGCGTGTCTGGGGATTCCCGTTCTCGGTTCGCACCTTCAACATCATCGAGCGGCTGGCGATCAAGAATCGCGAGGATGCGCTCGAGCTGTACCAGGCAGGGCACCTCCACCCCAACGTGGTCACCGGCTTCGGCTGGATCAGCTACAAGGAGATTTGCGAGTGGCTCGAGGTGCCGATGCTGAAGAAACGGCCCAAGCAGGCGAAGTACTGCCCGCATTGCGGGAAAGAGCTCTGACCACTTTGCCGGGACTGTTTGCCCGGCGGTTCATGGTATCAGCGGGGGGTGCGCATCCGCGGAACACACGCACATCAACACCTTCACACGTAAGACATCATGCCCACCAATCCCACCATCTACTTCGACATCGAGACCGGCCCGCTCCCGTTGGGCGAGCTGGTCATCCCGCCATTCGACCCATCGCAGGTCAAGCTCGGCAACGTCAAGAACCCGGACCTGATCGCCGAGAAGATCCAGAAGGCCGAGGAGAACCACGCGGCCGACTACATCAAGAACGCCGCCCTGGACGCTCTCAGCGGCCAGGTACTCTGCATCGGCTACCGCATCGAGCATGACCAGCCCGCGGTGCTTTGCTCGGATGCCGACGGGGAGGCAGCCATGCTCCGGCAGTTCTGGGCCCTCCTGAAGCCGACCAACGACAGCCGCTACCCGCGGATGGTCGGGTTCAACGTCAAGCCGTTCGACCTGCCGTTCCTGTTCAAGCGGTCATGGAAGCATCGCATCGTCCCGCCCTACTGGCTGCGCAACGGCCGGTACTGGCACGACCTGGTCGTCGACCTGCGCGAGGTCTGGCAGCTCGGGGACTCAAGAGCCCATGGCAGTTTGGCAGCGATCGCCCGGCACCTCGGGCTGGGAGAGAAGGCCGGCAACGGCGCCCACTTCCATGAGCTCTGGCAGACCGACCGCCAGGCAGCCATCAACTACTGCCTGCGCGACGTCCAACTCACCCAGCAGGTGGCCGACATCCTCATCAACAGCTACTGATGCTATGAGCGAAGACAACATTGAAATCTTCCCAATTCACAAGCAGGACTGCCCAGACGAGCTGCTCAAAAAATACAACGGGAGCCATGCATTGGCCAAAGCGTGTTACGATCCGTTCGACTATGCGCTCAAACTAAGGACGGGTGAAGTGATCAGATTTGAATCTGCAAGGTTGATCAGCCCTGAGTGGATACACATTGAGCTAAGGCCAGAAGACCAGATCGTTGAGAAGCGCGTCCCTTACATTGCTGATCGTGGTATCGACATCCGTATCGCCGACATCGTCTGGGTCATGGATGCTCCAATGGGAAGCTGATGAATCCAATCCCAGACAACCTGTCGCCCGAGGCCGCCTACCGCTACCAAGAGCGCCTGGGCATCCTCTGCGGCTCGGAAGAGCCCACCGAGGAGCAGCACAGCCTGGCCCTGCTAGAGGCGCTGCAGTACGAGAAAGAAAGGGAGAAGCCATGACATGGATACTACCAAAACAACTACACACATCGGCCTGTGCGCTGGATACGGCGGCATTGAGCTTGGACTGCACCGAGCAATCGGAAATATGCGCACGGTCGCTCTTTGTGAGATCGAAGCCTTCGCCATTGCAAACCTGGTCAGCAAAATGGAAGCGGGACTCATGGACCCGGCACCTATCTGGCCGGATCTTAGAACCTTCCCTTGGGGAGCGTTTCGTGACCGAGTGGACATCCTTACTGGAGGTTATCCCTGTCAGCCCTTCAGCGCAGCCGGGCAGCGTCGAGGCAAAGAAGATCCGCGGCATCTCTGGCCGTGGATCGCAGATGGAATTCGACTTCTCAGGCCACGATGCTGCTTCTTTGAGAACGTCGAAGGACATATCAGCTTGGGGCTGTCCGACGTCATCGAAGACTTGGCAGGAATGGGTTATCGAACGACGTGGGGCATATTCAGCGCGTCTGAAGTCGGCGCACCGCACCAACGGAAGCGGGTGTTCATCTTGGCCCACAAGCTCGGCACGGGACTGGAAGGGTTGCTACACGACCCTGCAACGCAAGGACGGCAAGATGCGGGGCGACTTGTTGCCGGATGCGGTGAACATCGAGGAGATGCATGGCCCTCCCGTCCCGGCGAGCAGCAGTACGGATGGGAGCCGCCGAGAGTCGTGGCAGACAGCCACGGTATCGACCGGAGCGCACCGGCAGAAGGACGGGAGCATGATCGACAAGCTGGATCAGCAGGTGAAGCAGTGGCCGACACCGGAAGCATCGCAAGGGGGACGTCAGGGCGGCAGCTTCAGTCAGAACAGTTGGAAGAAGGAGGACGGCACTCCGAAGCAACCGAGTCTGGCTCAGGCAACAATCATGGATCAGCAGGCCCAGAACTGGGCGACCCCTCGTGCGAACAAGACCGAGGGCTACAGCAGCCCGGAGTTCAGGCCGACGCTGCATCAGCAGGCACAGAACTGGGCGACAACTCGTGCTGGGATGGCGAGGGGAAACAAGTTCACCTACGACAGGGGAAAGGGGAACATCGAGGAGCAAGCGGGAGCGAGTGTGCAGGGCGGCGGCAAGCTCAACCCTCGCTGGGTGGAGACGCTGATGGGCCTGCCGGTGGGATGGACTATGCCGAGCTGTGCGTCTCCGGTGACAATCGAACCGACGAGCTTCGACTGCTCGGAAACGGGGTTGTGCCAGCCACAGCAGAACGGGCCTTCCGAGTGCTGATCAAAGAGCTGTACACCGCACCGGCTGGCAGCTAGGGAACAGCACGTCGACGTGAGCTGTGAGAGGTGAGCGTCGAGGCATCTAGAGAAAACCATGTTCGATCAATTTGACCCCGTCCGTATCGTGCACGTCGCGTTGTTTCTCCGCGATACCTCACCTCGATGCGTGACGGGGTTTTCTGTTTGAGACATGAAAGAGACCAAGCAAAAAAACCGGGCGCCAGCTTTCCAATTCTACGCTGACGACTTCCTGGCAGGCACCATGACCATGACCAACGAGGAGCGAGGCGCCTACATCTCGCTGCTGTGCCTCCAATGGTCAAAAGGCTTTGTAACCGAGCTCGACATTCAGAGGATGTGCCTCGGTATGCCAACGCATTGCCAAGGCATATGCCAAAGCAAGTTCGAGGTCGGCGAGGATGGAAACTACAGGAACAGGCGTCTTGAGAAGGAACGCACCAAGCAAAAGGAAAGAAGCGAAAAACAAAGAGATAACGCCAATCTCAGGTGGCAGAAAGATGCCAACGCAATGCCAACGCATATGCCAGAGGATACCAATGACGATGCCAGCCCGATACCAGAATCATGCTTTCCGTCTCCATCTCCTAATAAAGATACTAAGACACCGAAGTCCGAGTGGGAGGTTGCCCATGGAGTAGAGCTCCCGGAAGCCTTGCGCACCCAGAACTGCCTCGAGGCTGTCCGGCTGTGGCTACGGTACAAGTCGGAGAAGCGTGAGGCCTACAAGAAGACCGGGCTGACGGCAGCCATGACCAAGTGGGCCAGAGAGTTCACTCCTTCGGAGTTCCCATCGATCGTGGAACACTCGATTGCATCGGGCTGGAAGGGAATCTACCGCCCGGCCGGGCTGTCCACCGGAGAACAGAAGCCCCAGGCCAAGAAGGAACTGGACTGGAGGGATTCGGTGTGAGCGACGTCTACTTCCCGAAGGACGACGAGCTGGGGATGATAGGCGCCTGCCTTACCGGCTCCATCGACACCTGTTCGGATGCCCTATCCGAGATCCGCAGCGACTGGATCACCCAGGACATCCTCCGGCTGACCTTCGACTGCATCCGCAGCCTGGTCCAAGCCAACAAGCAGCCGACACTCGGAGAACTCGGGAAGGAATGGAAGAAGGCCTACGGCCAACTTCCGATCCCATTCGATGCCTGGAATCAGGCCATGGAAGCCTGCCCCTCCCCGGCCAACCTGCCGTACTTCATCAAAGGCATCACCGAGGCCACCCATCGTCGCCAGCTCAGAGACGCTGGGGAGCGTCTGATACGGGAGTCCGCTGTCCTGACCCTCCAGCCGGATCAAATCGTCTCCAATGCCGAAGCAGGGCTCGCCATTGAGGTCTCCCGTGAGACCCTCTCAACCTCGAGGCAGGTCGCAGGCAGCTTCATCGACCAGATGCAGGACAGGTTCAACCGGAAGGGCAGTCTTTCGGGCGTCGCCACCGGCTTCCATTGGCTGGACCACAAGACCGACGGTCTGCAGCTCCGGGAGATGGCCATCATGGCAGCCCGCCCCAGCATCGGGAAGACAGCCATCGCCATCGCCATTGCGCACAAGGCAGCCGTCCAGGACAAGGTCCCCACCCTGTTCGTAAGCCTGGAGATGTCGAAGGAGGCCATCTTCCGGCGGACGGTGGCCACCATAGGCAGCGTCTCGATGCAAAGCCTCAAGAGCGGCAACCTCTCCGAGGGAGACATGAGGTCGATGATGGCAGCCTCGGGCAAGATCAGCGGCAGCCCGCTCTACTTCCTCGATGGCTCCAGCAGCCACAGCATCGCCAGCATCACAGCCAACGTCAGGCGTGCCGTCAGGAAGCACCAGGTACGACTGGTGATCGTCGACTACCTGCAGAAGGTGAAAGCAGCCGACCGCTCGGAGAAACGTACCTACGAGATCGCCGAGGTCTCAGGCAAACTCAAGGACATCGCAGTCCAGACAGGAGTGGCCATGCTCTGCCTGGCCCAACTCAACCGCGAGAACGAGAAGGACAAAGGCCGTCAGCCCCGACTCACCGACCTAGCAGACTCCGGGCAGATCGAGAGAGATGCCGACCTGGTCATGCTGTTGGACCGTGACAGGAAGGAAGCCAGCGGTGAGGCTTCCATCATCATCGCAAAACAAAGAGACGGCGAGTGCGGCCTCGTCAAACTACACTACGAAGGACAGTACTGCCGTTTCACAGATCCAACCCCAGACTTCTGATACATGAGGCAGCCATACGAAATACAACGGGCCAAGCTATTGGCCGAAGCACAGGGGCTGATAGCCAAGGCCGTCAAGGCAGGCTGGATGTCCTACCCGGAAGGCCAGAAGTTCCTGCCAGACGGCAGGCCGGACCCCATGCTCCACCCGGTCGAAGAGGTCGAAACCCAGAAGTACACCCCGGAGCTCTGCCTCAAAGCCTACCAGCTCAGGGACCAAGGCCTCGCCCTCGAGACCATAGGCAGGATCTGCAAGGTCCCCCGCGGCAGCGTGGTCTACCTCATCAGCAAAGGTCACGAGGCCCACCTCGCAGCAGAACGCCAATCCCATTGCCCGACCACCACCCAAACCCCTACCCTCCCCTCCGATGGATGATCCATTCCTGTACGCACCAACACCACCGACCAAGCCGCAGCCAGAGACCAAGGCAGGCACTAGGCCGTCTATGCACGTCTCCATGTACGCCTACGGCGGCGTGTCAGCCGCCTGCCTGATGTCCTGGATCGGCTTGGCCGCCCACTTCGCCCGGTCAGACCGCCAGACCGACCTACGGGCCATCCGCGAGGACGCCCTCATCAGCCGCTCCCGCTGCAGGGCCACCAAATGGTTCCTCGACTCCGGCAAGGACGTCTGGGTCCAGATCGACCACGACATCGAGTTCGACCCAGCAGACATCATCCGCATTGCGGAGCTCGCCCACCAGCACCAGGCAACCGTCTGCATCCCCTATTCCTGCCGGTCGCTTCCAGCACGCCCAGCCCTCCGCCCTTTAGCCGAGCACCTCCAAGCCCTGAAACACCAGCTGGCCAATGCCGAATGCGCATCGGAGCTGGTGCCGATTCGGATGTTCGCAAGCGGATGCCTCGCAATCGCTCGAGGATCGCTTATAGGCGCACTTTCCAAGCTGGGAGGGTCAGGAGTGCAGCCCCCCTATAAAATCGACTTTTAGCGCTACCGCGGAATGCCCGACCCCCTCCCCCGGGGGGCCCGGGGCTGCCTGGTGCTGCCTGGGCACCGCGGGGAGGGATGGGGGGGGGTAGGACATCGTGCTGTCGCAGGTGCCTCGACACGCATTCCGACCAATGTTTACGCGGGTTTGCTGGGTGTCGTCGTTCCCAAGTGAATATAATACGTATTGTGCACGATTGCGCTGAAACAGGCCTGTTTTCGATGTTTTCGGAATGCGGCTCCGGGATGGGCAGAAGGGTGCGACCAAGGACCCGATTGACTGTCTTGGGATGCTGTTGGTCTCCGGTCTTGCTTATGTGGGCCGCGGGGGCTTTGATTCCCGC